AAATTTATCTTTGATGAAATTAAAGACCACTTCAAGTACGAAACTATAGAACAATGTGTAGCAGACCGTGTTAACCACAGACGAATGTGGTATGACATGATCTCTAATTACAACTACCCTGACCCCGCTCGATTTGGCAAAGAACTGTATAAGGAAAATGACATCTATTGCGGACTGCGTCACAAGCGTGAATTCAACGGTATGAAAAACCAAGGCGTGTTTGATTATGCAATATGGATAGATCGCAGCGATCACCTGCCGAGTGAAGACCGGTCTAGTATGACTCTTGAACCCTGGATGGCAGATTTTGTAATTGACAATAACGGAACCGAAGACGAGCTGGAAGCCAACGTATGCGCGTTTATGGACTATTTACTACCTGCGAGATACGGCTACTTGGCCACTGCACAGATCAGGCGTTAAATCGCCCTGCCGCCAGCGTACACCCGTCTTATAGAGTATGCGCTGGCAGTTAGCGCACACAGTCTTCAAGTTGTTTGGACGGCAACTATTTAGATTTCCATCTATATGATACACGTCAAACTGCTCCGGAAACCTAGACTTAAATCCGCACTTCTCGCAGTATTCCTTTTTTTCGTATTTGGCCTGTTGCCATTTGGGAATGCCCCCTCTTGCTCCCTTGTGAAGACATGCCCCGCATAGCTTACGGTAATAGGTTTTTCCTTGTTTTTTATAATTTACAGCAGCAGGTCGCTGTCCGCATTTGCATAATGGTCTCATAACGTATTTACCTCACCTTTTCAGGTACCTTTACCTGGGTTATAATTGGGCTATTTTAACTGAGAACAACTAAATACAGTTAGATAACAATTATTCAAGGAGAAATAAAACAATGGCCCTTTCATCACCAGGTGTACAAGTTAATGTAATTGACGAAAGTTTTTACACACCGTCATCCGCTGGTACAGTACCAATGATCTTTGTAGCATCTGCAGAAAACAAAATCAGCAGCGGCGGATCAGGCGTTGCAGTTGGAACACTCAAGTCCAACGCAGGCAAACCATACTTAATTACTAGTCAGCGAGAACTGGGTGAGACATTTGGTGATCCGCTGTTCTATTCAGATAGCAACGGAAACATGATCAACGGCGGCGAGCTAAACGAATATGGGTTGCAAACTGCTTATTCGCTATTAGGTGTTAGCAACCGAGTATACGTTGTGCGAGCAGATTTAAACTTAGCCAAGCTGCAAGCATCGGCTAATGCACCTGGCGGAGAGCCTGCTGATGGTGCTTATTGGTTTGACACTCAGGTTACAAACTTTGGTTTGCTAGAGTGGAATTCAGCAGCACTAACTACTTCAAGTGGACAGAGCTTTTCTACTGTGCCTAGAACAGTAATTGTTGAGACATCTGATCTTGACGGGAATGTACCTAAAAGGTCTATAGGACAGATTGGTAACTACGCTGTTGTAGCAGAAACTAATATGAACCGAGTATATTATAAGACACCCGGAGCAAGCAGTGCAGCTGGCAATCCCGGCGATTGGGTAGAGGTTGGTTCAACGGCGTGGAAAGCAAGCTGGTCCAGTGTACGCAGTTCTGTTGCGCCTGGTACTTTAACTACTAGCGGAACTATTATAATTAACAACTCTACTGTTACACTCGATGGCACAGATGTAGCTGCCATGGTTACAGCTATTAATAGCCCAGTTATTACAGGAATTACAGCAGCAGCACCTAATGGACTACTAGAAATTTATTCAACAGGTGTTGACGTAATCATTGCAGCAGGCGGCGGCACTTTGTTAGGTGAACTAAACCTTGTTGCTGGTACTTACATTGCTCCAGTTCTAGCGATTCAACCACATACAAATGTTCCGGCATTTAAAAGTTCAGATCCTAGTCCAGCGCCAACCGGCTCAATTTGGTTAAAGACTACTGAGCCAAACGGCGGCGCAAAGTTTTCAGTAAAGCAGTATAACGGTGACACTCAACTTTGGGAATTATTAAGCGCTCCTTTATTTTCTACACCTAATGCAGCATTGTTTAATCTAGACAAAGCTGGCGGCGGAACAAATATAATGACAGGGGACGTTTATGTTAAAGTAAACGCTGACGAAGAAGCTAACGCCCATGCAAATTACAAGATCTTTCGTCGCGTATCGCAAGGTCCGTCACAAATAACAAGTGCAGCAGTTGTAGATCAATTGTCGTCCGGACAACTTAATTTTTCCATACAGGAATCAACAGTAGGAAGACTAGCACTCAGCACTGCTCAGACAATTAGTTTTACAGCAGATGGGTCAGCAGCAGACGCAGAGTCAATAGCAGCAGCTATTAACGCGGCTGGATTTGTTAACGTTGTTGCAATAGTAAATGCAACCAACAAAGTTGTAATACAGCACAAGCTGGGTGGTGAAATCCGCATAACTGATACAGGCTCAGCACTGGGCAATATTGGATTTGATACACTGGTTGTATCTAACTGGCGAGAGCTGGAGTATACAGCGTCACCAGATGAGCCGTTGAGTCTTACTGCTGACGGTGAAATTTGGTATAACTCAGTTGTTGATGAAGTTGATATCATGATACACGACGGTAACGGTTGGGTAGGATATGCTAACGAACTTAGTGAAACTGATGCTACTGGACCAATTGTCAGCGCAAGTGAACCTACTTCACAACGAGACAGCAGTTCACTAGTAGAAGGTGATCTTTGGATTGACACTGCTGACATTGATAATTATCCGGGTGTATATCGTTACAGTGGGCAACGAGAAGAATGGGTCTTACTTGACAAAACTGATCAAACATCTGAAGAAGGCATTCTGTTTGCAGATGCTCGTTGGAGCAATGCCGGTAGTGACAGTGCTCCGGCAGATATCGACGAATTGTTACTATCTGATTATTTGGATCCAGATGCACCTGATCCAGCGCTATACCCAAAAGGTATGCTGCTATGGAACATGCGTAGAAGTGGATTTAACGTTAAGCGTTATGTACGAAACTACATAGACACAGCTGGTGACAATATTCGCTTCCAAGCAGTGGGAGGTAGTGGAGAACTTGAAGATCAGTCAATGTCTGACTATTATCCAAACCGTTGGGTTACTGACTCAGGCAACAACATCGACGGATCAGGTTCGTTTGGTAGAATTGCGCAGCGTAAGTCAGTTGTACAAGCATTTCAAGCCATGGTTAATGGAAACCAGCAGATACGTGATGAAGAATCAAAACAGTTTAACTTGATGGCTACTCCGGGCTATCCGGAACTAATTGGGGAAATGATTAGTCTAAACTACGACCGAAGAATTACTGCGTTTGTAGTAGGTGATACACCAGCAAGATTAACTCCAGACGCTACTAGTCTTAACGAGTGGGGATCAAACGTTAATTTGGCAGTGGAAGACAACATCAACGGCGCAGTTAGTCGAGATGAATACATGGGCATGTACTACTTGTGGGGATTCACTAGTGACAACTTTGGTAACAACATTGTTGTACCACCAAGTCACATGGCGCTTCGTACTATAGTGCTAAACGATCAAGTGGCGTTTCCGTGGTTTGCCCCAGCAGGAACTCGTAGAGGCGGAGTAACCAACGCAAGTGCATCAGGCTACATCAGTAGTGAAGGCGAGTTTATAAGTGTTGCCTTAAACACAGGACAGCGTGCCACGCTGTATGCTAACAGTATTAATCCGATTACGTTTATTAGCGGTGCAGGACTTGTTGTATTTGGACAGAATACTCGAGCAAGAAATGCAAGTGCATTAGATAGAATAAATGTTGCTCGGTTGGTTGTTTATCTACGTGGTCAATTTGAGTTACTAGCTCGTCCATATCTGTTTGAGCCGAACGATAAGATCACACGTGATCAGATTAAAGCAGCAGCAGATTCACTTCTTCTAGAACTTGTAGGATTGCGAGGTTTATACGATTTCCTAGTAGTGTGTGACGAGAGTAATAACACTCCAAGTCGTATTGATCGTAACGAACTTTTCTTGGATGTGGCCATAGAACCTGTCAAGGCAATCGAATTTATTTTTATTCCTTTGCGTATTAAGAACACAGGCGAAATAGCATCTCTGGGATAAGATAAGTTATATAATAGAGTGAAACAAGAAAAGGCAGTTATACTGCCTTTTCTCTTGACCAAACCCACTTGCTGCTGCCGCAGTCGTATAT